GGCGACGTCAAGTGGCTCATGGGCAACAAGAGGGGCCGCAGGGTCATCTGGCGGCTCCTCGACGCGGCCGGCATCTTCCGCTCGTCGTTCAACACCAACGCGATGGCAATGGCCTTCGCCGAGGGGAACAGGAACTACGGGCTTCGGATGCTCGCAATCGTCCACGCCCAGTGTCCCGAGCTGTATCCAGTGATGATGAAGGAGAACACGAATGACAGAACCATCGATGGTGGAAGCGGCAGCAACGACCACTAATGCCGCCCCGTCATCTTCGGCCCCTGCAAGCACCTCGGCGACGGCCGAGAAGCTCTACGGGGACGGGCAGAAGCCGACTGCGACCCAGGAGCCGCAAGCCGCCAAGGCGGCCGCTGCGGAAACCGTCGCGGGCGACCAGCCGGCAGCCGAACCCGAGGCCAAGGCCGAGGTGAAGGCAGCGCCGGAGAAGTACGAGTTCAAGGTTCCCGAAGGCAAGCAGTTCGATGCCGAGGTCTTGACCACGTACTCCGAGGTCGCACGCGAACTCAACCTGTCGCAGGAGGCCGCGCAGCGTGTCCTCGACGCCATGGCACCCAAGATGGCCGAGCGTCAGATGGCACAGATCGAGGCGGTTCGCACGGGATGGGCCGAGTCATCGAAGGGTGACAAGGAGTTCGGCGGCGAGAAGCTGCCGGAGAACCTTTCCGTCGCGAAGAAGGCGCTCGATGCGTTCGGCACCACCGAACTCCGCTCGCTGCTCAACGAGTCTGGCCTGGGCAATCACCCGGAGGTGATCCGGTTCATGTTCCGCGCAGGCAAGGCAATCAGTGAGGATCGGATGGTCACTGGAACGAAGGGTGCGGCGAAGCCCGCCGGCCCGCGCTCGTTCAATGACTTCGCCGATGCTCTGTACTCAAGTCAGTCCTAACCAACACAAGGAGCCAATCAAATGGCAGCACTTTCAACCAACAACCTGTCGCTGGCCGAGTGGGCCAAGCGCATCGATCCCGAGGGCCGCATCCCGGTCATCGCGGAACTCCTGTCCCAGACCAACGAAGTCCTTGAGGACTGCGTGTTCAAGGAGGGCAACCTGCCCACCGGCGAGCGCGTCGTGATCCGCACGGGCCTTCCCACCGTCTACTGGCGCGCCCTCAACCAGGGCATCCCGAACAGCAAGTCCACGACCGCACAGGTCGATGAGGCTTGCGGCATCCTCGAGGCCCGCAGCGAGGTTGACAAGGATCTCGCCATGCTCAACGGCAACACGGCGCAGTTCCGTCTGTCCGAAGACGTGGCCTTCCTCGAAGCCATGAACCAGACGATGGCGACCACGCTGTTCTACGGCAACCCCTCGACTGACCCGAAGCAGTTCCTCGGAATCGCTCCTCGGTACTCGGCCCTGTCGGGTTCCGGGAACTCGCAGAACGTGCTGAATGCCCTGACCGGCAGCAGCTACTCGGCGACCGCCAACACGTCGATTTACCTCGTCGTGTGGGGCGACAACACCGTGTACTGCCCCTTCCCGAAGGGTTCGCAGGCCGGCCTCATGCACGAGGATCTCGGCGAGCAGACCGTGTATGACGGTTCCAACCGCATGCAGGCCTACGCCACCCGTTACCAGTGGAAGTCGGGCCTCGTCGTGAAGGATTGGCGCTACGTGGTTCGCATCGCCAACATCAACACAACCGCGCTGTTCTCCCAGAGTGATAGTCAGGCTCCTGGCGCAGCGACCGCGATCATGAAGCTCATGAGCCGTGCGCTCTACCGCGTCCCCAACATGGCGATGGGCCGCGCCGCGTTCTACATGAACCGCACCGTCCACAGCGGCCTTTCGGTTGCTGCGCTCGACAAGAGCCAGTACGTCCTGAAGGTCAATGAGGGACTATCGCAGTTCGGCACCCCGTACAGCTGGCTGACCTTCCAGGGCGTCCCCCTGCGTTGCGTCGATGCCATCGTCAACACCGAAGCTCAGGTTTCCTGACGCATCAAACTCCTGAAGGGAGAACAACACAATGATTTTCGACGTCTTTAGCAGCAACAACGTCATCAGCGGGACCGTCCCGCAGTCCGGTGCCATCACTGGGCAGGCGGCACTTCCCGTGGCCGGCACGCCCGTCGTTTCCACCAATTCCATCGACCTGCTTCAGGCGAAGGATCTCGGCGAAGGCGGCGACCTGTACGTTTGCTTCACCATCGTGACGGCGTACAACAACCTCACCTCTCTCGAGATGGAGGTCATCATCGCCGACAACGATCCGCTCACGACGAACCCCAGGGCCGTCGGTTCGTCCGGTCGCATCCTGCTCGCGGATGGCTTGGACACGGTGAACAGCCAGTTCTATGTCCGCATCAACCCGGCTCTCCTCGAGCCGAGTACGTTCAGCCAGTCCACCGGCCGTCGTTACCTTGGCGCCCGTTATCAAACGTTTGGCACCACGCCGACCACCGGCAGCATCTGCGCGTACCTGACGATGGACATTCAGGACGGCCGCAAGTTCTATCCGTCCGGTTTCGCCGTTCAGTGAGGATCAACGACATGAAGGTCAAGGCACTCGTCAATTGTTTCGTGGACAACGGCTACCGCCGCGAAGGCGAAATCTTCGACTGCGGAAGCAAGTTCATCCCTGAACTGATGGAGCCGCTCGAGGCGGTTCCGCAGGACGAGGATTCCGCGCCCGAAGCCCCGAAGCTTCGCAAGCGTGGAAAGGCCGCGACCGAAGTGTCGGAATGATCCGAGCATGACGTGACTCATGGGGGGGTCGGAGGGAAACCCCGACCCCCCTCTTTCGGAACGGGAGGCGCCCATGCCGTCAGTCGTGGAAATCTGCAACCTCGCGTTGGCGCACCTTGGCGACGATGCCACGGTCGCAAGCATCGACCCGCCGGAGGGATCGGCGCAGTCGGAGCATTGCGCCCGGTTCTACCCCATCGCACGGGACACCCTGCTCCAGATGCACAACTGGTCGTTCGCCTCGAGGCGCGTCAGCCTCGCGCAGGTGACGATGCCGTACACCATGTGGAAGTACGCATACGCGGCGCCGGCAGACATGCTGACCGCGGTGGCAATCCTGCCGCCGGAGGCCGAGAGCGACTACTCGATCCGCGCATACCCGGCCGACAAGTACGGGTACGGGTGGATCACGCCGCCGCTCCCGGGCGCAGGCGTGTACGTGCCGCAGGAGTACCAGATCGAGACAGACACGCTCGGGAACAAGGTGATCTACACGAACCAGGAGAACGCGCTCCTGCGCTACCAGGCGCTTGTGACCGACCCGACGAAGTTCGACCCGCTGTTCGCGATTGCGCTTTCGCACTACCTCGCGTCGATGCTCGCAGGCCCGGTCGTGAAGGGTACGGAGGGCGCCGCCGAGGGCAACCGCCAGCGTCAGGTGGCGATGGGCTTCCTCGCGCAGGCGCGTGCGTCCGACTCCAACCAGCGCGAAGTGAAGCCGCAGCAGGTCACCTCTTGGATCTCGGGGCGCTGAACCATGGCAAGCACCCGCTCATACTTCCGTTCCTTCGCGGGCGGCGAGATATCGCCGGAGATGTTCGGCCGCATCGATGACGCCAAGTTCCAGACGGGGGCGGCCAAGCTGCGGAACTTCATCGCCATGGCGCAGGGTCCGGCCGAGAACCGCGCAGGCTTCGCGTTCGTCCGCGAGGTGAAGGACAGCACCAAGAAGGTGCGCCTGCTGCCGTTCACGTACAGCACAACGCAGACGATGGTGATCGAGCTTGGCGCCGGGTACATCCGGTTCCACACGCAGGGAGCAACGCTGCTGTCCGGTGGCTCGCCATACGAGATCGCGAACCCGTATGCCGAGGCCGACCTGTTCGACATCCACTACGTGCAGTCGGCCGACGTGCTGACGCTCGTCCACCCGAACTACGCGCCGCGTGAGCTGAAGCGGCTAGGGGCGACGAGTTGGACGCTCACGACGATCACGTTCGGTGCGGACATCGCCACGCCGGGTGCGCCGACCGTCACGCCGACCAAGAGCGTCGGCGCGAACATCACCGGAATCAACGTCGGCACTGGTCACATCACCGTCAGCGCGGATGTCAAGGACGTCATAATTTCAG